CAGAGCAACTGGATGAGTGGCTAGCAATGGCCGAGTCGTCATTTGATGAGCCAGTTGCCTACATGGATTCAGACGCCGTCCGCTTGGATGCCAGTGTCGACGAGGAGTGTATATCTGTCGAATCTGATTTGTACGAGTTTTTGGGGGCTGATGAAGAAGCCATGCGTACATTCAGGGCAGACACCGTCACCCACGGTAATACGTCTGAGGGCGTAGCGTATAGTACGCCGGGCACAGTCCCGAGTGGCAAGACCACTACTACCGTAGGAAATACTATTGCTGTAATAACTGTTGTTGAGAAGGCCTTGGCGCTTATCCAACATAAGGCTATTGTATCAGGTGATGATGCGGCCATCCTCGTTCCCTTGAGGTTGGTCAAGGTGGCCCGCGAGATACTTCTGGCGACTGGCGTGCGTGCCGGTTTTGAGCTGAAAATACGCGCTTCCGATACCAGGTGTGATATGGAGTTCTGTAGTGGCCGGTGGTGGCCGGCTGGAACTCACAATGGTTTCGCTTTCGGGCCTAAACCCGGCAAGTTACTGCCTAAGCTGTTCTTTGCTACGTCTACTAATTCCGTCGGAAACAACGGGTATGGCTATTGTCAGGCCATATGTACGGGCATGTTGGCAACAGTGTCGCATCTGCCTATTGCATATGAATTCGTTGAGCGTGTCAGCGCTATCACGATTAATGCTAGAGTTTCAGCGACTGCTCAGTTGAAGGCGGAGGCCCTGCTGAGCATTAGGAGACAGTACCCCATACAGCCGTCACCAGAAATCTGGGATGCCTACGCGCATGTGTATGGTATTTCACAGGGTGAGTGTGAAGCAGCAGTTAGGGAAATACGTAAGGTGAAAGAGTTACCAGATTTGGTCGAACACTACGTATTTGACATGTTGGTCGCGCAGGATGCACCTGCAGTCGGTGATCCGGCCGACCGCAACCCTTGGCTGCTTGCACGTGCAAGCCTGTTTGATAACGCAGAATGGTGCTACTCGTGGTTGGCACCTTATGTTGAAGAAACGTGGCGGGCAAGGAATCCTGTGCTCGTAACGGCTGCGTTAATTGTTTTGGAATCTTACTGTTGGTGGAAAAGGGGCAAGGACATGTTGCTATATTACCCGGCTGGGTTGATGCACATTGTTGCCATGGGCCTACACCTCAGAGGGCACCCGAGGAGTGCAATGGCACTCCACTTCGCATTCAATGCCGCCGTTGACGTGTTCAACTGGTGGGGCCGCAGACGTGCGGCACGCGGAAGTGTAGGGATAGCTGTAGATACTTTCTATAATAGTGCAAGTAGGCCTAAGAGTCTTACTATTATCAAACCAAACAGCATGAATCAAATTGCTTTGCCGCAACGACAGAGGCAGACAAGAAAAATGAAGAGAGGTGGTCCGCCGCCTTTGCCACAAAGAAATACTGCGTCGTATCAGAAAGCAGTCCAATCTTTGATGGGCTACCGCAGCACACGAAGTCGTGGGCGTGGGAAGCGGCGGGGACGTGGAAAGAGAAGCTCCAGTGCTGGTGCGCCAGGAACGCGTGCTACTGGTGCTTACAGCGACAGGAGGAT